CAAGCACTTGGAAGTTTAAAAAGAGCTTATCAAGGTGCATTAGTTTCTAGGTTGACTTCCGATTGGATGAGTAGCCAGTTGAGTGCCGATGCCGAAATACGCAATAGTTTGCGTAAGCTAAGAGATAGATCAAGAGAACTAGTAAGAAACAATCCTTATGCTAGACAAGCGAAGCGAACAACACAAATAAATATTGTTGGCACAGGTATGAAGTTTCAATCTCTTGTTTTGCAGCAAAGAGGTGGCAAGAGAGATCAAAGAATAAACAATATGATTGAGGAAGCATGGTCAGAGTGGACACAAGCAGATAGTTGTGACTGCGCTGGTAAATATAGTTTCCATGAATTTGAATGGTTAGCTGCTGGTGCATTGTGTGAATCAGGAGAAGCAATATTTAGGATTGTTAAACAGCAGTTTGGCAATTCAAAAGTACCTCTTGCGTTACAACTGATTGAAAGTGATTTGTTAGATGAGGAATATGACGGCAAAACACTTAATAAAAATAACGAATGGAGAAATGGTGTTGAAGTTGACGAGTGGGGAAGAGCGCAGAGGTATGCCATCTTAAAGAAACATCCCGGCGATGCGTATTACTTGGACTATGCAAATAAACAGTCTTTGCATATCTTTATAAATGCGTCAGAAATTATACATTTGTATATGCCAGAACGTCCCGGCCAGAATAGAGGAGTGCCTTGGTTTCATAGTGTGATGGCTGATATGCACCAATTACAGGGTTATGAGGAAGCTGCTGTTATAAGAGCTAGGGCTGGTGCAAGTATTATGGGATTTATACAGAACGATCAAGGTGAGTTAATTGGAGATGATGTACAAAACGCACAAAGAATACAAAATTTTGAGCCGGGTACATTTCGATATTTACAGCCAAATGAAAGTGTAAATGTTCCTGACATTGATTATCCATCTCAACAATATGAGATGTTTGTAAAAAATAAGATTAGACGTTTCGCCACAGGTATAGGTTGCAGTTTTGAGACTATCAGTAAAGATTTCTCAGAAACTAATTATTCAAGTTCAAGACTTAGCTTGTTGGAGGACAGACAGCATTGGAGCTTCTGTCAAAAATACATGATCAAAAACTTACACCTAAGAGTTTTTAAATTATGGCTAGAACTTGCAGTATTAACAGGAGAGCTTGATTTTCCTGATTATACGCAAAATTCCATGAGATATTGCAAACCGAGATGGACACCTCCAGCACAACATTATGTTGATCCTCTGAAAGAAATAAAAGCTTATAGAGAAGCAGAGCAAGCTGGTTACATGACTAAATCACAGGTTATAGCTCAGACAAATGGTGGTGACTATGACGATATTGTTTCTGAAATTGCAAGAGAACAGGATGTCGCTGAAGGGTTAGGAGTTACATTAGATAAAGATTTAGATTTAGAGGTTGAGATAGGTCAGACTCAAGCATCACTACCTGAGACACCAGAACCTACTAGAGCTAAAAAAACACGCAAAAAGAAAACTGATTAATCATGGCGAATGTTAGTGGAACAGAGATCAATCTCAAACCAACTGAAGGAATGGTTACAGAGGCAAAAAGGTACAAAGCGTGGAAAGAGGAGGGTAAGGCTGGTGGTACGCAAGTAGCAGCAGTAAGAGCTAGTCAGATAATAAGTGGTCGAGAACTCTCACCAGATGTTGTAGTGCGAATGTTTAGTTTTTTTGCTAGACATGAAGTTGACAAAAAAGCAGAAGGTTTTAGTAAAGGAGAAAAAGGATACCCATCAAAAGGTCGAGTTGCATGGGCAGCTTGGGGCGGTGATGCTGGTTTTAGCTGGAGCAGAGGTAAAGCTGCTGCTATTAAAAAGGCTAGAGAAAGAGCAGAAGTTATTGAATTAGCAAGACCATATCCAAATGAACACGCAGCAACTATTACAAATTCTGAGGAATATGATACATTTAGGCGGTCAAATAATGAAGCCTCACAAGGTATAGACTTTATATTTGGTATAAAGGATAATGAGGAAGGTGCTGAACTACAATCAATAAGGTTCAGACTTTCTGAATTTACCGCTTCTGAAGCTAGATCATGGCTTGAGAGAAATGAGTTTGAACCTATTAAGTTTGAACCAGCTACTAACGAAAAAACTATGGCTGAAAAAACCAAAACAGAACAAAGAGCCGAGCCTGATGCTCTAAAAGTAGGCGATTTTGTATCTTGGAACGCTAGTGGAGGTCGAGCTAGGGGTAAAATTACAAGAATTGTTAGAGATGGACAGATTGATGTTCCTAGTAGTTCTTTTGTTATTAACGGAACAGCAGAAGACCCTGCTGCTTTGATACAAATTTATCGTAATGGAGAAGAAACAGACATCTATGCTGGACATAGGTTTTCTACACTTACGAAAATTGCCGACATTAGAACGATTGATGTTGGAGATAAATTTGAGCGTAAAGAGGTTACGGATTTCAAAAATGTGAAATCACGCACATTTGAGTTTCCGTTTTCATCAGAGTTTCCAGTAAAGCGTTATTTCGGTAACGAAGTGTTAAGCCATGATGAAGGTGCTGCTGATCTTAGCAGGCTCAATGATGGTGGTGCAGTTCTGTTTAACCACGATATGAACAAACCTATAGGGGTAGTGGAAAGTGCGGAAATTGATCCTAGTACCAAACGTGGTTATGCAAAAATTCGTTTTTCAAGAAGCAAGTTTGCATCTGAAATTTTAGAAGATGTTAAGGATGGTATTCTTCGAGGGATCTCATTTGGTTATCAGATAAATGATATGGAGGAAATGGAAGATGGAATGAGAGCTACTAACTGGTCTGTTCACGAATTGTCAGTTGTGACAGTTCCGGCTGACCCAACAATCGGCTTCGGCAGAAGCTTGATCTCACCCTCACAAGGCAATAGTATTACTATGGAAGATAAATCACCTCAACAGGAGATTATTTCTGCGGAAGAATCCGCATCACCCTCGGTTCGCACTATGGAAGAATCAACTAAAGAAACTGCGGTTGAAGCGGAGAAATCCGTTGAGATCGACATCAAAGCCGAAGTACAACGTGCTATTGATGAAAACAATGCTCGTACAGCAGCAATCACTTCATTATGTCGTGAGTTTGGAAAGTATGGAGCAGAAGAGCTTACTGACTCACTTATTAAATCTAATAAGTCACCAGCAGAAGCTAAAGCAGCTATCCTCGATCTTGTTAAAAACAAGGCAGAGGCAGTTAATACCCCAATACGTTCTACTGACATGAGTACTAATGAAGTTGGCTTAGACCAAAAAGAAATTAAGCGTTTCTCTTTCTTAAGAGCATTAAACGCACTAGCAAACCCAACAGATCGTGCTGCACAAGAAGCAGCAGCTTTCGAGAGAGAAGTATCTGACGCAGCTTCCAAGAAGTATGAGAAGCCTGCAAACGGTATTCTTGTTCCTAACGAAGTCTTAACAAGAGACTTGAATGTAGGTACTGCAACTGCTGGTGGTAACTTAGTTCCAACAGAATTATTAGCAGGCTCATTCATTGACATTCTTAGAAAGAGAATGGCTGTGATGGCAACAAATCCAACAATGCTTACAGGATTGTCTGGTAACGTGTCTATCCCAAGAATGACATCTACATCAACTGCTTATTTTGTAGGTGAGTCAGGCGCACCAACAGAAAGTCAGCAAGCTTTCGACCAAGTGAACATGACACCAAAAACAATCGGTGCTTTTGTTGATTACTCAAGAAGATTGCTACTTCAGTCATCTATAGACGTTGAGACAATGATTAGAGATGACATTGCAAAAGTTATTGCTACTAAGTTAGATAACGCAGCTATCTATGGATCTGGTAGTTCAAACGAGCCATTAGGTATTAAAGATACAACTGGTGTAGGTACACAAACAATTACAACATTTGGTACATTCGCTGAGTACATCGGAATGGAGACAGACGTTGCAGCAGCAAACGCTGATGTAGCTAATATGTTCTACCTAATTAATGCTTCTGCTAGAGGTGCTTTAAAGTCAACAGAAAAAGCTTCAAACACAGCGCAGTTCGTGTTCGAGAACAATGAAATTAACGGCTATCCAGCTATTGTTTCTAATCAGCTTGCAAACAACGATGTACTCTTCGGAGACTTCTCACAGTTTGTAATTGGTATGTGGTCTGGTTTAGATCTAACTGTAGATCCATATGCAAACGCAACAAGCGGTAGTGTAAGAATTATTGCATTACAGGATGTTGACTTTGCGGTTAAACAGCCCGGTGCGTTCTGCTTCGGAACATAATCACATGAAGGTCAAATTGCTTAGACCAACAATGATTGCTGGAGTCCCTACGGACTCTGGCTCTATTGTTGATGTTGAAAAGCAAACTGGTGAGTATTTGGTTGCTATCGACAAAGCTGAACTTGTGGTTGAGGTTTGTGAAGCACCTAAATCTAGTACAGAGCCAGTTGTCGAGACAGAGCCTACTAAAGGTGACGAGGTTGATTTTTCTGAAATGACAAAATCACAAATCGAAACTTATGGTCGCAAGCTTGGAATAGAACTCGATAGAAAACAAAACAAAACTGATCTAATTGCAGAATTAGAAGAGTTTATTTCTACTCAGGAGGAATCTTAAAATGTCTGTTATTCAACAGAACTTAGAAAAACTTACTGTTGTTGCTGGTGTTGCTACTGCTGCTGTAACAAGCACAGCCACATCAAGTGCAATAGATCTTCTCGAATATGATGGAGATGTGATGTTAATTTTGGATAGTGCTGCTGGTGGCGGTTCTTCTCCAACATTAGATATTAAAATTACTGAATCTGATTCTTCAAGTGGTACATACACAGATTTGTCTGGTGCTACTTTTACTCAGGTAACAGGATCTGCTTCAATGCAAACACTTGCAATCAATAAAGATGAAAGTAAGCGTTTCATTAAGATTGTTCAAACAATTGGTGGCTCATCACCAACATTTACTTTTAGCATCAACCTAGTTGGTCTTAAAAAGTACGGATAAAAATATAGCCCTCTTAGTGAGGGCTTTTTCCTATGGCATTTACTGAAGATCTAGATACATATTTTGCTGACTTTACAGATACTGTTGTTTATAGTGGCACTACTTATAAAGGAATATTAGATCAACCTGATGAGATTGTTGCTGATGATCGTGTCTTAACAACTGATTATCAGTTAACAGCCAAAACATCTGATTTAGGTGCAGTTCTATATGACTCTACGCTAACAGTTGATTCTGTTAGTTATAAAGTAAGAAGTGTTAGAAAAATAGATGATGGTAGTTTATGTATAGTTTCTTTAATGAAGGTGTGACATGGCTAGTAAACGAGAACAAATTTTAGCAGCGATTAAAACTAATCTTGCTAATACAACAGGTGTAGGGGGTCGTATATACAGAAGCAGAGCAGAACCTATGGCTAGGGCAGAATCTCCTAGTCTGGTCTTAGAATTTGTTACTGACGAGCCTACTGTTAATAGTGCAACCTATTTAAAAATAGATTGGACTTTAAGAATTAGAATTGTTGTCATTGTTCGATCACAAACACCTGATACTACAGCAGATGCGACTGTTGAAAGTTTACATACAAAAGTTGTAAACGATCCGACATTAGGAGGACTTGCGATTGATGTTAGACCTTCAACAGTAACCTTTGATGTCATAGAAGCAGATCAACCAGCAGGTGTTGTATTTTGCGAATATGAGATAGATTACAGAAGCAGTTATAACGATTTATCAACATGATTTATTATCAAACTGCAAGCCTAACAACCCTGATTCAGTAATATGGTAAATGAAATCCCAAACGAGGGTGGAACTTACATCCTTAATAAAAAAACTGGCAAGATAAAGCTAGTTCAACAAACTTTACAAGCTGAACACCCTACTGAGGTAACTACAGATGGCACTACTGACAAGAAAGAGAGTAATTCTAATTGAAGCAGAAAGCAGTTATGGAACTGATCCTACAATGGCGAGTTCAACAGTTGTTCTTGTAAGAGATCTAACTATAACTCCACAATCAAGTGATGTTGTTAATAGAGATGTTGTAAGACCTTATTTAGGTGCATCAGAGCAGCTTCTCGCAAACACTAGAGTTGAATGTACATTTTCAGTAGAACTTGCTGGATCTGGCGCAGCTGGGACTGCGCCTCGGTATGGAGATGCGCTTAAAGCCTGTGGGATGTCTGAAACCATAGCTTCTGGAACTTCTGTTACCTATGCACCAGTATCAAGTAGTTTTTCCTCTATTAGTATTCATTACAACACAGATGGGGTAAGGCATATTATTACTGGTTGTAGAGGAAATTATGTAATCAACGCATCGGTTGGCGAAATACCTACAATAGAATTTACTTTTACAGGAATATACAATGCACCAACTGATACTGCATTGCCTACTATTCTTTATGGTAATCAAGCAACACCATTAATATTTAAAAATGGAAACACAAGTGGATTCCAGCTTTTATCTTACGCAGGTGCTTTGCAGGCATTAAGTATGGACTTTGGTGTATCTACAACATATAGAGAACTTGTTGGAGGAACTAAAGAGGTTATTATTACTGACAGAGCGTCTAGTGGAAGTGTAACTATAGAAGCACCAACGATTTCACAAAAAGATTATTTTACTGCTGCTTTATCTGATAGCACTCTTGGAAATCTTACGTTTTTACATGGGACAACCGCTGGAAATAAAGTTACATTTACTAGTACTAAAGTAGATATAGGTGATGTTGCATATGGCGAACAAGATGGTGTACAGATGCTTGAAATTCCTTACACACTAGTACCAAGTGCAGCTAACAATGAAATGACACTCGTTTACACATAGATACTGACTAAGTATTGACTACTGAGGTAGAGTATAGAAGTATATATTTTTATTTATGGCATTTGTTAGAAAAAAGACCAAGGTTTATCCTTGGCCTGTGGAGATTAAAACTCCAAGTCAAACTAAAATTGGTGAATTTGATACGACAAGTTTTACTGGTAAATTCGCTAGGTTATCAAGGAAAGAGATTGATACTTTTGACTCCTCTACTGAGTTTGAAGCCTTAAAAAAGGTGTTAGTAGGGTGGGAAGATATTAGCGAGGAAGATGGCACACCTATTGAATTTAATGACAAAAATCTAAAAGAATTTGCAGAAGATATTGACTTTGTTGCTGGTGTTTTAGAAGCTTTCAAAAAATTCTATTCTAATGCACAATCGGGAAACTAATTGATGCTGCCTTACATTGGGCTTCGGGTGGCAAACAAGTTATTGATGAAACACAAAAAGACGCAGCAGCTTTTGGTATTCAGATAGAGAAGCAACCAGAGGAAAAACAAGATTTTGAGGTTTTTCAAGAAAATTGGGATATTGTAATGATGTTTTTACGTTGTTCGACACAATGGAACACAACCTTTGGAGGTGTAGTAGGATTAAAGTACGAGGTTTTATTACTTGATGGAGGACTGTTTGACCTCTATCATGTAGATAACCGCCAAGAAATGTTAGAAGGTTTACAACTTATGGAACAAGTTGTTATGAAAGAATTTAATAAGGAGAAAAAATAGTGGCTAAAAATATTAATATTGAAACCATACAATTTAAGTTACAAGATTTCGGTAAGTTAAAAGCCGTAGATAAAACTTTTAACAAATTAAACAAAAGCCTTTCCTTTACTCCAAAGCAATTAAATGAATCAATAAAATCTATTACAGCTTATGATAAAAGATCTCAACGAAGTGTAAACACATTCAATCAACAAATAGCATCTTTAAGAGAACTTCAAAATAGCGTTGCTATTGGTGGTAAAGCGTATAGAGCCTTTGGAGCAGAGGCAGATAAATTAAGGGCGCAATTAGAAGCACTTATAGCCACACAGAAAAAACAAAGCATGATGAGTAGGCTTGGTGCTGGTTTTAAAGCTGGAGGAGGGACTGCTGCCATGGCTGCTGCTGGTAGATACCTCCCTGCTGGAGCGCAAATGGGAGCATTAGCTGGTTTTGCAACAGGAGGAATGGCTGGTGGTGTAGCTGGTGCTGGTATTGGTCTTGCAATAGATGCAACTATTGGACTTGTTAGATATTCTGCTGATGCTGCTGAATATTTTGCACAAATAGAAAAATTAAGAATAGCTTTAAAAGGTGTTACCAAAGATCAAAAGACTTACGAAAAAGGACTACAAATAATTAGAAATACATCTATAAAGTTAAATGTTCCATTAGCAGCATCTACTAAACAATTTACAACTTTAGCTGCATCTGTTCTTGGTGCTGGTGGAACTATAGAAGATGCTGAAGTAGTGTTTACTGGAGTTTCAAATGCTATTAAAGCAACTGGTGGTAATGCTGAAGATGTACAATCTGCGATTCGAGCTATGTCGCAGATTTTTGGTAAAGGTAAAGTATCTGCGGAAGAACTACAAGGTCAATTAGGTGAAAGACTAGCTGGTGCTGTTGTGAAATTTGCAGAAGCTAATGGTAGTAGCTTGCAAGATCTACAAAAAGATTTAAGAGATGGTGTTGTTGGTCTAGATCAAGTTATTAAATTTGCAGAAAAATTAAATGTAGACTTTGCACAGACAGCATTAGATATTGCAAATTCAACTGCTGATGCAGGGGAAAGATTAAAGACTACAATGCAAGTTTTAAAAGCTGAAGTTGGTGAGGTCGTTCAGCCTATTGGTGCTGTGTTCCAAAAATCATTTGCGGACATGACTCAAGGTGTTATTAAAGCTAAAGTTCCAATGCAGATTTTCGCAAAAATTGTTCAGACTCTAGCAGCAGCTTTATTTGTTACTGTTGAAGGAGTGAGATTTTTAGTTAGATCTTTATTTGATTACTACACAATACTTTATAAAATAATGACATTTGATTTTAAAGGAGCGCAAGAGATAATTACCAAAGGTTTGAAAGATACACGAGATCAATTTATGCTTAACATGGAAGGACTTGCAGAAATATATGATTATGATCCTTTTGGACTTAGAGATAAGAATGATAGTTTTGGAGAGGGTGATAAGCCAAAAGGATTACAAAATGTAGGAAGAGACAAAGAGGGAACTCTCGGTCAATTTGCTAAAAGTGCTTTTGATGTAGCGAAACAAGCAGAAGAAGCATTTGTAAATGCTTTTACAGGAATGGAAGATGCCTTGGTGAATTTTGTAAAGACAGGTAAATTAAACTTCAAAGATTTAGCTAATTCTATAATTTCTGATTTGACAAGGATGCTTATAAGATACGCTGTTGTACAGCCTTTATTCTTTGGAATATTCCCTAAATTAAAACCAACTTCTTCTGCCATTCCAAGTGCTGATGGTAATGTGTTTGCTAAAAATAAGATTGTTCCATACGCTTACGGAGGTGTTGTTGATAAACCAACACTATTCCCTATGGCAAACGGTATGGGCTTGATGGGAGAAGCAGGGGCAGAAGCCATCATGCCTCTTAAGCGTGGTAAAGATGGAAAACTTGGTGTTATAGCGCAAGGCGGGGGTATTGGTAATATAGTTGTAAACGTAGATGCTTCTGGATCTTCTGTTGAGGCAAATGAACCAGAATCAGCAGAACTTGGGAAAATGCTAGGTTCTGTGATACAAGCAGAACTTATTAAACAAAAACGGCCAGGAGGTCTACTTTCATAATGGCTGAAACATTCCCCTCAATCGAACCTGTTTTTGGTGTAACTAAAACTGTAGATCCTTTTGTAACTAGAGCTAGATTTCAAGATGGATATGAACAGGTTATTAAATTTGGATTGAATATAAATCCAAAAGTATATAAATTAAAATTTGAAAATATCACAGAAGCAGAAAGCGATACTATAGAAACCTTCCTTGATGCTCGTATTGCAGATGGAGACTATTTTAATTGGCAAGCACCTGATGAGTCATCAACATCTAAATATCGTGCTTTAAAAAGAGTAAAAAAAATAAATTTCCCTAATTTAGCAACTATAGAAGTTACTTTTACAGAAGTATTTGAACCATAATGGCAATACCTGTAGCTGAACTACAAAAACCTAATCCAAGTAATATTGTTGAGCTTTTTCAGCTTGAGTTAAATACAACAATGCACAGTATTTCTCAAACATATTACTTTCATAATGGAACTAGTGAAAATGAAAATAGCAATATAGTTTTTAATAATATTCAATATACAAGGATGCCTATAGAAGCAGAAGGCTTTGAATATAATGGTAAACAAACACCAAGACCTACATTAAAAATATCTAATGTTTTAGGTACAATAACAACTATATTACTTACTCTTCCTCAAGGATTAGAGGGTGCAAAAGTAACACGAATCAGAACACTAGAAAGATACATAGATCATATTAACTTTGATATTGGAGATATTTTATTAGAAGATGATAGTGAACTATTACAGGAAAATGGCAGTCTTGTAAGTCAGGAATCTGGTAATAACCCCCATGGAACACCTGACCCTACTGCTACCTTTGATGAACAAATATTTTTAATAGATCGTAAAGAAGCAGAAAATAGGGCAGAAGTTGTATTTGAGCTTGCAGCAAGTTCTGATGTTCATGGAGTAAGAATACCAAAACGTCAGGTCTTACCTGATGATTTCCCTGGTATTGGTACGTTTTTTGGATGATGTGGCAAGATCAAGCACTTGAACACGCAGTAAAAGAAAACCCAAGAGAGTCATGTGGTTTATTAATTATTAAAAAAGGAAAAGAAGTTTATTTTCCTTGTAAAAATTTAGCTGTCAAAGCTACAGATCAATTTATTTTAGATGCTGATGATTGGGTAGAAGCAGAAGACCAAGGAGAAGTTGTAGCTGTAGTTCATAGTCATCCAGTTACAAGTCCACATCCTAGTGATGCAGATAGAGTTGCTTGTGAAAAATCCAATTTGAAGTGGTGGATTGTTCAACCTAATCTAAAACAATGGGGATATTGTGAACCATGTGGATATAAAGCACCCTTAATAGGAAGGCAATGGGTATGGGGAGTAAATGATTGTTGGTCTTTAGTTCGTGATTTCTACAAAGAAGATTTAGGAATAGAATTAAGGGATTGGGTACGACCAAACGACCCTGACGAATTTATCAAAAATCCTATGTTTAATCAATGTTATGAAGATACAGGTTTTAGGGAATTATTGCCAACAGAAGATTTAAGATATGGAGATTTATTATTAATGTCTATAAGTAGTAGCGGATTAAATCATATTGGTGTTTACTTAGGACAGCAGACAGTTTTACATCATCTGCAAAATAGATTATCAAGTCGTGATCTATTAGATGAATGGCTGCTAAAATGCACAGGTAAAAGGATTCGTTATGCTGCGTAAAATTAAGCTATACGGAGAACTCGCTAAGTTTCTTGGTGAGAAAACTTTAGAAGCAGAAGTAAATAATGCTGCACAGGCAATAAGATTTTTAGTCGTTAATTTTCCTAAGTTAGAAAAACATATGGCTGATAGATCTTACAGAGTATTAGTTGATAAATGGGAACTTGACGAAAAGGAACTACATTATCCAAGCGGAGCAAGTGATATAAAAATAGTACCTGTTGTTGGAGGTGCAGGGGGGAATTTTGGTCGAGTACTTTTAGGTGCTGCATTAATAGGGGCAAGTTTTATGTTCCCTGGTGCTGGTATCTTTGGGGGAGGGTCAGAGTTAGCAAAAGCAGCAGCATTAAAAGCTCCTACTCTTGCAAAAATAGGTTCTATAACTTCTGTAATTGGTGCATCTTTAGTGCTAAATGGGATTGCAACTATGCTTGCACCTGTAGAAACAATCCCAGAAGAAAATCAAGATCCAAGAAGATCTTTTAATTTTAGCGGCATACAAAATACAACGAAAGCTGGGGTTGCTGTTCCTGTGATATATGGTCGCACGATGACTGGATCAGTCGTGGTGTCAGCTAATATCACAAACGAGCAGGTGGAAGTATGAGTAAGATAATTGGATCTGGCGGTGGCGGTGGAAAAGGCGGTGGCGGTGGCGGTGGCACACCTACCGAGGCAAAAGATAATTTAGATTCAAAAAGCTTTGCAAGAGTTTTAGACCTTATAGGTGAAGGTGAGATAGAAGGACTTGATGATGGTGCTAAATCTATTTTTCTTAACAACACTCCATTACAAGCTGCTGATGGTAGTTTTAATTTTAAAGATGTTACTTTTGAAGCAAGAACAGGAACTTCTAATCAAACAACAATTCCTATAACAAGAGATGTTGCTACTACTAAATCAACAGGTTTTTCTACTGTTCCTCAAGCAACACCAAAAGTTATACAAATTACAGATTCTAATGTTGATGCAGTTTCTGTACAAATAACAGTACCACAATTACAAAGGTTTAGTGATAAAGGAGATATTTTTGGTACAGAAATACAGTTAGAAATTGCTGTTCAATATAGTGGTGGTTCATATCAGAATGTTGTATCTGGAAATCAAGGAAAGATCACAGGCCGAACTCCTGATGTTTATTTGCGTGATTATTTAATTAACTTAGATGGTGCTTTTCCTGTAAATATTAAAGTAACAAGAATTACAGCAGATAGCTCATCTTCAAAATTAGTAAACGCTTTTCAATTTAATACTTATGTAGAAATAAAATATGACCAAAGAACATATCCTAACTCAGCACTTATAGGCTTGAAAGTAGATGCTGAACAATTTTCTTCTATTCCTAAAAGACAATATTTAGTTAAAGGAATAAAAGTAAAAATTCCACATAATGCAACAGTAAGAGCCGATGGTAGTTTGTCTTATTCTGGAACATTTAATGGTACTTTAGGCGCTGCTCAATACACAAACGACCCTGCCTGGTGCTTATATGATCTTTTAACTTCTGAAAGATATGGTTTAGGTTCTCATTTACAAGAATCTGCTTTAGATAAATTTAGCTTCTATCAAGCGTCTGTATATTCTTCTGAACTTATAGATGATGGAACTGGAACAGGTAATACAGAACCAAGATTTAGTTGCAATGTAGCGATACAAAACCAACAAGAAGCTTATAACGTCATTAACCAAATGTGTTCTGTATTTAGGTCAATGCCTTTTTGGAGCGCAGGTGCTTTTACAATCACACAAGATTCACCAAAAGATTCAAGCTATTTATTTACTCTTGCAAACGTATTAGAACCTGGTTTTAGCTATTCAGATGTTAGTCAGAAACAAAGACCTACTGTTGTTATTGCTAAATATTTAGATTTAGAACTAAGAGATATAAATTATGTAGAGCAAATAGATACTGCAAACCAAGCTAGATATGGTTCAGTTGTTAAAAATATAGATGCTTTTGCTTGTACAAGTCGTGGACAAGCTTCACGTTTAGCAAAATGGATGCTTTATATGAGTAACGTAGAGCGTGAAGTTGTAACATTTAGTTGCGCTATTGATGCAGGTGTTTTAGTTAGGCCAGGTCAAATTATCGAGATCGCAGATCCATTAAAATCAGGAGAAAGAAGGGGTGGTCGTATTCAAGCTGCTACTACGAACTCTGTAACAGTAGATGATACGACAGATTTAACTTATTCGATTGGAGCTACTTTATCTGCAATACTTCCTGATGGTAGCGTTGAAAATAAAACAGTTTCATCAATATCAGGTAGTGTTATTAATTTAGGTCAGCATTTTTCTAGCGCTCCTAATGCAAATAGCATTTGGGTTTATCAAACAACAAATATTCTCACAAGTACTTGGAGAGTTTTATCAATAGAAGAAAAGGATAGAGCTTTCTATACTGTGACAGCAAGTGAGTATAACTCAGGTAAATATAATCATATTGAAAGCGGCATAACTTTACCAACAAGAGATATTACTGATTTAGATATACCACCATCATCACCTTCTGGTGTGACGGCAGAAGAAGTTATTTATGAAGATACAGGAATTGCTAGGGTAAAAATAATTGTTAGTTGGACAACATCTACTGATAACGCATACGTTAGGTGGAGATATGAACAAGGTAATTACACATCAAGAATAGTAGAAGGTGCAAAAAGTTATGAGATACCAGATACTATTGAGGGTAACTATACGATTGAAGTTTATAGTGTTAGCTCTTCTGGTCTAAGATCTACACTTCCTAACTCCTTAAATCCTTTTGTGGCTGTAGGTAAAACAGCACTACCTGCAAATGTAAGCGGTGTTAGCTTGTTACCTATAGATGAATCTAGTGCAATTTTAAGTTGGAATCGTGCTACAGAACTTGACGTTTTATTAGGAGGTAAGACCCTCATCAGGCATTCTTCTTTAACATCAGCAGCACAATGGAAAGACTCACAGGAAATTGTTGTTGCAGCAGCAGGCAGTCAGACACAAAAAATAGTTCCGTTACTTGAAGGAACTTATCTTATAAAGTTTGAAGACGATGGAGGGAGACAATCACCTGCACCTGGTTCGCAAGATTCTGATTGGAATAATACAAGGGTTACAACAAATTTACCAGCACCGCAAGAAAGGTTGTTAGTAGGAACTGTTGATGAGCATACTGCTAACTTTACAGGATCTAAAACAAATACTGTTTATGATTCATCTTTAGATGCTTTAAAATTAACAGTTACTAATAATGCAACAGCAACATCAGGTGAATATCTATTTAGTAATTCAATAGATTTAACACAAGTCTATGATGTTAATCTTAGAAAAATTTTAAAAGCAAGTAATTTTATTTTAAATAGTTTATGGGATGACAGAACAGATTTAATTGACACTTGGGGATATATTGATGCGGTTGGTGGATTGACAGAAGCAACAGCGTGTAATGCTGCTGTTTACGTTAGAGCGACTAATGACAATCCTTCTGGCTCTCCTACTTGGAGTGCTTATAAAGAATTTAGTAATGTGTTAATTACTGGCAGGGCTTTTGAATTTAAGGCATTATTAACAAGTAATGACACAAACCAAAACATAGCTGTAACTCAATTAGGAGCTACACTAGAATTACAAGGAAGGACAGAAAGTATCTCAACTCCAGTTACTACTGGATCATCACAATATACTGTCTCTTTTACTAATCCATTTAAACAAACACCGACTGTAGTAGTGACTCCGACTAATCAACAATCTGGGGATTTCCACGAACTTGCTAATATAAGTAGAACAGGTTTTCAAGTCACATTTAAAAATGGAAGTTCCGCAGTTGCTAGATCCTTTGTCTGGGCGGCATCAGGTTTTGGTAAGGAGGTTACATAAATGAGCAATACACATGATTATGATATAGGAAATGCAGTAGGTGCAACTTTTAGAGCAGATTTAAATACCTGTTTAGGTGATATTCAATCTTTAAATAGTGGTTCTTCTGATCCTTCCACTACTGTTGCCTATAAAATTTGGGCTGATACTGCAAATAATCTATTAAAAATAAGAAACTCTGCTAATAATGGTTGGTTAGTTTTAGGAAGTCTAACGGATGCTGCACATACTAATAATTTTGGATTAGCAACAAAAGCATCTCCAGATTTTACAGGAACAGTAGATTCTGCTGGTGATATTGTGATGGGTGGTACAGGAGCTTTGAAACTGCCAAGTGGTACAACTATACAAAGACCAACAGCAGCTACAGGTCAAATAAGATTTAACAGTTCTACAACTTCTTTTGAAGGATATAACGGATCAGCTTGGGGAGAACTTGCTAATGGTGTTCCTGTCGGTTCTGTATTTAATTTAGCTACGACTACTGTTCCTACTGGCTTTTTAGAATGTAATGGTGCTGCTATTAGTAGATCAACATACGCTAGTTTATTTGCAACAATTTCAACAACATGGGGATCTGGAGATGGATCTTCTACCTTTAATCTTCCTGATCTTAGAGGTCAATTTGTAAGAGGTTGGGATAATAGTGCTGGAGTTGATAGTGGTAGATCATTTGCTTCAAGTCAATCAGATCAAAACAAATCTCACAATCATAGCATTACAGACTCAGGTCACTTCCATCATTCGTTTAGGTCGGGTAATAGTGGAGAGTCACGATTAAATAGTACTTTAACTAGCAGCAACTTCCCCGCATCTGGCACAGGTGCTGGTAACTTAAATGAAGCATATAATATAGTCAGTAAATCTGATGAACCAGATGTAGGTAGAACTTCAAGTGAAACAACTGGCATTACTATTTCTAATGATGGTTCGACTGAAGTTCGTGTCAAAAACTATGCTCTAATGTATGTGATTAAGTTCTAATTATGACAAACCGCAAAATATCAGAATTTACAGCTTTAACTGCACCTGCAAGTACAGATACGATTCCAATTATTGACCAAAGTTCGTCTGGTGCTGATAAGAATAAAAAGATAACTTATGCAGATTTATTAAGTAAAGCACCTGATGGGAGTGCTTCTGCTCCATCTTTTAGTTTTAGTTCAGATCCAAATACAGGAATTAGTGGTGGTTCAGATACATTAACTCTTAGTACAGGAGGTTCTGGTCGTTTAACTATTAGTTCTGCTGGTTTAGTAACAATCCCAGGTGATTTAACTGTTTCTGGAACGACAACAACTATTGATACAACAAATTTAACTGTAAAAGATAAGAATATTGAGATTGCAAAAGGCAATGGAAATGATGCTGCTGTAGATGGTGCTGGTATTACTATTGATTCAACAGATGGAGATAAGACTTGGAATTGGGTAGATTCTACAGATTCTTGGACAAGTTCTGAACATATTGATCTTGCTTCTGGAAAAGTATTAAAAGTAGCTGGTACACAGGTTTTATCTGCAACTAATTTTACAGGTACTTCTGCCATAGCTACTAATGTAACTGTTGCTGATGAGTCATCAGATACTTCTTGTAACGTCTTATTTGTAACGGCTGAAACAGGTAATTTACCACCTAAAACAGGAACGAATCTTACATTTAATTCGTCATCTGGAGCGTTAACTGCTACAAGTTTCGTAGGTGATTTGACTGGAAACGTAACTGGTAATACTTCTGGATCGTCTGGTTCTTGTACTGGCAATGCAGCAACTGCTACTTCATTACAAACTGCTAGAACTATAGCTGGAGTTTCATTCGATGGAACAGCTAATATTTCTTTAAACAATAATGCGATTACAAATGGTGCTGGTTATATAACTGCAACGCTCACAAATGAAGAGGTACAGGATATTGTTGGCGGTATGCTTACTGGCAATACTGAAACAGGTATAACAGTAACCTACCAGGATGGTGATGGCACTATAGATTTTGTTGTAGGCACTCTTAACCAAGACACTACAGGAAATGCTGCTACAGCAACAGCTTTAGAAACTGCAAGGACAATTAACGGAACTTCTTTTGATGGATCTGCAAATATCACAGTAACGGCAGCAGCAGGTACTTTAACAGGGACTGAATTAAAAAGCACAGTTGTCACTTCAAGTCTTACTTCTGTTGGTACGCTTACCTCTTTAACTACAAGTGGCAATATTTTAATGACAGGAACTGGAGCTATTGATGTAGCTTCTGGAACTACTGGACAAAGACCAGGATCTCCTTCTGCTGGTATGTTCAGATTTAATAGTACAACATCAGAATTTGAAGGTTATGACGGAAGTGCATGGGGTGAGATTGGAGGTTCTACTGGTACTTCGGGAACAGCAGATTTATTAGATATTGCATCATCATCTGGAACTGGTGGAGGATCAGCTACATTTAACGGTTCTGCTTATAGATTCAAGCTAGTAACCAAAGGAACAAGTACAGCGGTAACACCTACTAATGCAGAAATATTAAGAGTATCTATCAATGGTGTAATGCAACAGCCTAATGATGGAACTGGGCAGGGAGATATGACAGAGGGATATGTTGTTAGCGGTACAGATATTATTTTTGATTCTGCTCCTCCTAGTGGTGCTACATATTTCATTGTCAATATGGGAACGCAGGTTGCGATTGGTAATGCAACAACTAATACGATTGCAGATGAAAGTTCCGATACAACTTGTTTTCCTTTGTTTGCTACTGCTGCAACAGGAGATTTAGGACTAAAATCTGGATCAAACCTTACATTTAACTCTGCTACAGGAACATTAGGTGCGACTGTCTTTAGTGGATCGGGTGCAAGTTTAACTAACTTACCATCTTCTGCATTAACAGGTGCTTTACCAGCTATAGATGGATCAGCATTAACAGGAGTTTCGTCACAGAAAGCTGATGGTTGCGTAACAGAAAACTCTTTAACAATTTCAAATAATTACACTATGACTACAAATAAGTCAGGTTTAAGTGCAGGTGATATAACAATAGCAAATGGAGTAACGGTTACAATTCCATCAGGTTCACGCTATGTTATTGTCTAGGAGGTAAATTATGCCAATAGAAATTAACGGCAGTACTGGTATTTCTGGAGTTGATGGATCAGCTTCTACACCAGCTTTACAAGGGTCAGATAGTAATACAGGAGTAAGTTTTGGGACTGATACTGTCAATATAAATACAGGTGGGTCGACAAGAGCAACGATTGAGAGTAATGGTCGTTTAGGGATTGGTACTACATCACCAGCTTGCGATTTACACGTTTCAGCAGCAAACCCTAGAGCAAGATTTACAAGTACAGGAAATACAGTTAATTACGATATTTTCATGGGTTCAACTACTGCAACAGTTGGAACTTCAAGTAATCACGATACTGTGTTTATGACAAATGATTCAGAACGTATACGTATCCATGATACAGGCGAAATTCAAATATCATCTGAGAAACTATGTATAGGAACTTCTGTAACTACTGGTGGTGTATCAAATGGGATGCTTGTTCTAGAATTTAATGGATCTACAAAAAACGGAATAAAATCTAGAGCAAATCCTGGAGCATCTGAATCTCAACATCTTGTATTTATACAAAATTCAAGTGAAGTCGGTAGGATTCATACAAGTAACTCTTCCACTTCTTACGCTACATCTTCTGATTACAGATTAAAAGAAAATGTAACAGCAATATCTGATGGTATAACTAGATTAAAAACACTCAAACCATCAAGATTTAATTTTAAAGTTGACCCAGATAAAACTGTAGATGGTTTTTTAGCACATGAAGTAACAGCAGTACCAGAAGCAATATCAGGAACTAAAGATGAAGTTGATTCTGACAACAATCCTAAATATCAAACTATAGATCAAAGTAAACTTGTACCTTTACTTACTGCTGCATTACAGGAAGCTGTTGCTAAAATTGAAGTATTGGAAACAAAAGTAGCTGGACTGGAGGCTGGATAAATGAGTTCACTTAAGTTATTACATAGCGGTGGAAATGGGGTTATCATAGCTGCTCCTTCGTCTAACCCTGCTGCTAATAGAACTATTACTTTAAACGATAATTACGCAGGTGATGGGTCGTTTGTTACTGCAAATAGTTCTGGCAACGTAGGTATAGGTACAGCAAGTCCAGATCAACCTTTACATATAAAAAGTGATACTCCTTATATTAAGTTTGAAGATGATAATGATAATCAAGATTGGCAAATAGAAGCTAGAGCATTCTTTAGTATTTATGACGTTACAGATTCTGCTCATCGTTTAGTTATAAATGGGGATGGAAACGTAGGAATCGGAAACACAAGTCCAGATCAGAGACTGCATATTTCAAACAGTGGGGCTTGTAAGCTTAGATTAGAAGATACACGAACAAGTATTTCTGATGGTTCAGAATACGCAGCAATCCAATTTGAACAGAGAGATTCAAACACACCTGGAGTAGCTGCTGAAATAGCGTCACTTATGATTGATACGTCTGCTGGTGCGACTGCTTTAAAATTTAAAACAGGAACTCCAAGTACGATAACAGAACGTATGCGTCTGGATCATAATGGAAAACTTGAATCTTTTGCTTATAGATCAAGTTCTAATGCACAATTATTTCAAAACATCTCACCTACCAACCCAGAAGGATTATATATTCAATTTACACAAGCTGCACCTAATTCACAGTCTAGACATTTTCTACTCTGTTCCGACAATAGTGATACAAGAGCAGTAATAGATTCCAACGGAAACTTAAGAAATTATAATGCTTCCTATGGTGGTTTTTCAGATGTCTCATTAAAAGAAAATATTGTTGATGCTGGTAGTCAGTGGGATGACATAAAAAATACAAAAGTAAGAGTATTTAATTTTAAAACTGATGATGCAAGTGAAAAACGTATTGGAGTTATCGCACAAGAAATAGAAACTGTTTGTCCTAAACTTGTTGATATATCCTACGACAAAGATGAAAGTGGTAATTTATTAGAGACTGGACTTAAATCAGTAAAATATTCTGTTCTTTATATGAAAGCGATAAAAGCGTTACAGGAAGCACAGGCTAGAATAGAAACATTAGAGATAAAAGTTACTGCATTGGAGGCTGGATAATGAGTACATTAAAAGTTGCGGGATTACAAGGATTAAGTGCATCAAGTGATGCGATCACATTAGCTAATGATGGAACGTGTACTGCCAATATTACTAATAACCTAAGTAACAGACGACTCACAATAAATGGAGCGATGGAAGTGAGTCAACGCGGTACGTCAACAACAACAAACGGATATTTAATAGATAGGTTTACATCATCTTTAGGTGGTATAGACCAAATGCAATTTACAATGTCTCAATCTACAGATGCACCATCTGGTTTTAGAAAATCTTTAAAATTTGATATAACAACTGCCGAAACTGGTGGTACTGGTTCAGATGAATACGCAATGGTCAGGTATATAACGGAATCTCAAGATATTGCACATTTTTTGTATGGAACAAGTGGTGCAAAAACTATTACATTAACTTTTCATGTAAAAGCCTATCAAACAGGAACATATGCACTAAATCTCTTTGTAGGCGATAGTGGTAGATCTTATACAGCAAACTATACAATAAGTCAGTCAGCAACTTGGGAAAAAAAGACACTGACTTTTGTTGGAGATACTGGTGGCTCAGAAGTAAATGTTGATAATGGACATGGATTGTATATTAACTGGTTTATGGCATCAGGAACAGATTACAAAAGTGCTACTACTAATTTTAATCAATGGGCAGCATTAGGAGGCGCAGCGGGTTGGGCTTATGGTCATAATGTAGATTTATTAAATTCTACAGACAATTATTTTCAACTTGCAGGAGTTCAATTAGAAGTAGGCAGCGTGGCAACAGATTTTGAACACAGGTCGTATGCACAGGAACTTCCCTTATGTCAGAGATATTATCAACAATATGTAAATCCTCCGATGACAGGAGTTATTCCAGATAATAGTAGTAAGGCATACAATATGGCATTAATATTTCAAACACAAATGAGAGCAGCACCAACTCATACTCAATCGAACACTGGTGATGCTCAAAATGTTAGCGATGGTTCTTCAGCAGTTAATATTTCAAGTTTGTCTGGTGTTGATACACAGAAAGATGGTGCTAGTATATACCTAAATTTAACTGGAGATTTAGGAGATTTTAGACCTGCTTGCACTGGAAGAAATGATCAAGACACATCATCTAATTCAACAACTTACAAATTTGACGCAGAACTTTAATCATGGCATTTCCTAGTAATCCTATTTACAAATTAGTGAACAATCCCATATCTGGGAACTTAATGAATATAAGAACAGCAGATGATATGTTTATTCCAATAGCCGAAGATAATACAATGTACCAAGAATACCTAGAATGGGTATCAAAAGGTAACACCGCAGAGGAGGCTGATTAATGGGATTAACCAAAGCACAAGCTGCTGGACTTGCTGATACTGCTGTTAGTGCAGGTAGTTATGGTTCTGCAACTGCTATTCCAGCTATTACAGTTGATGCACAAGGTAGGATAACTGCTGCATCCACCAACGCTATATCAGCAGGTGGAGAGACAGATTCTATATTTCAAAACCCAACAACAGCTACAGGAAACATTACTGTTGGCAATGGTAAAAACGGTATGGTTGCTGGCGAATTTTCGATGGCGACTTATACTTTAACTGTACCTTCTGGTTCAACATTTACGGTGGTTTAGATGACAGTATCAATCAACGGAAATACAGGAGTAATAACAGGAATTGCAGTAGGTGGGCTACCTGACGGAATAGTAGATACAGATATGCTTGCCGATGATGCAGCAACAGCAGCAAAAAGATCAAATGGAACAGTTGTTCAAGTTGTACAAAATTCAAGCAATGGTGTAACTTCCACAGACAACAGTTCAAGTTATGTAGATTGCCTTTCAAGCCCTACATTTTCGTTTACTTCAGGAAATAAAATTTTAGTTCAAGCTAATTTAGTTATTGGTGTTAGATATGGATATGGTGCAAAATTCAAATTAGCTACAAATAACGGAGTAATATCGGGAGCTATAGGAACATCAGGAGGAAATAGAGAATCAGTAACAAAAGGAGGTTATATTAGTAACTGGGATTTAGAACTAGCCAATGTTGTTATAAATTATCTCGATACACCAGCAGATACAGTAAACCAATACAAAGTTCAATGGAAAAGTTATGCAAGTCAAATTATTCTTTTAAATAGAGCTTACGATGACACTAACGATTCTGGATACACTCGGACAATTTCTTCTATAACATTAACGGAGATAAAAGCATGAGTTTAGATCATTTTGCAATATACAAAGCTTATGCTGGAGTAGT